GCGTGATGAAGAACAGCTTGCACTTGAACCAGCGGTCGGCCGCATCTTCCTCAGAGGGGAACAGTTCGCTGTAACCGGCGCGTTTGACGCCCGATACGGTGAACTCACCGCTGATATACGGGTTCATTTCTTCAATAATACGGGCTTCCGCTTCCGTGAAGCTGAGCGCATCGACCAGATAGGCTTCCGTTACTTTCCTGTTCATGCCGTTCTCCGCCACCTTCTCGTAGCGGATGGAACATTCAAACCAATTGTGCATCATAACTTACATCTTGTTAAATGAGGGTTCTATTCTTTTCCATTGATTGTTTCCGTCCTTTTCCTCGAAGTAGAAGCGGATCACCGTGCCTTCCACCACGTTGCTCTCACGGAAGAGCTGCATGATTTCCGAATATTCGGGGTCGTTGAAGTCGTCCTCGAGCTCGTACAGGGGGGAGATGGACTTGTAGTCAAGATCCCCGGCCTCGTTGCGCTGGAGCAGCGACATGGCCAGCTTGTACATGGGGTTGCGCCCGTCATCGCCCTTCTTGCCGATCCATGCGTTCAGGTAGTCCACTAGGCGCTTCTCTGCCACGTCGGCCCTCTCGTCGAAGCCCTTGACCCGGTTCCCCTTGACGGAAACCTTGAAGGTGTCGTTCTTCACCTCGAACCCGAGCTGCTCGTCACGTTTCAGACCGCCGTACTCCTTCAGCTGGTCATAGTAGGCGGTGGCCTCCTTACGGAGCCATTCCTTGAACTCCTGACCGTCCTTGATATACTTGCGGAGCTTCCTCTCCACAGAGGCGAGGAATCTGGCACGCAGCTTCTGGTAGTTCTTCTTTCGATCCCCGTCCTTTCTTTTCTTTTCGGCCTGCAGCTTGCTTAGCAGGGCCTCACGTTCCTTTTCAGATAAATTCTTGATATCCATATCTGTTCTTATTTATTGGTGAATAAATTCCTGAATAAATCAGGGTCGATTATCTCCTCGTTGCAATCAACGTTCTGTTCTATGGCTGTCTGGCATTCCCAGCAGAGATGGTTCACGGTCATGTGGTTGTTGTATTCACAGAACACCTTCCCGCACAGCCCGCACCGGGCGAACATCGGCTGCACGGTGTCCGCGTCCTCCCGGCAGATGTCCAGCCCTTTGGCGTGGCAATCGGCACACATGTCAGCACATTCCTTTTCGAATTTCGTCTTTTCCATTGTCATCATTGTTATTGTTATTATCGTTTATCCATGCTACCAGAATCCATAACATGGCGTTCAGTGACCATGTTTTCGCCCAGAAGTCATCATTAACTATCATGCCCGTGAAAGCCGAGAGGGCGGATATCACATACACAAGGTGCTTTATTCTCATACCTCCTCCTTCCGTCTTATGGCCTTCAGCTGTTTCAGTGTGGCCTTCAGTTCCTCTAGGTTCTGGCTTGACACCGGCTTCCTGCATCCTCCGTGGCTCTTCAGGAAGGAGGTGATCTTCGCCTTGTTCATCTCAACCTCCACGGGATTGTCGCTGCGGTAGCTCCTGTTGAGAAAACCGATGTCCATTGACACGGCGTAAATGGCCTTGACCAGTGCCAGTTTCTCCCGTCTTTCCGGATCCTTTCTTCCGTCGGGATCGAGCAGCGTCCCGATCAGCCTTGCGGCCTCGCTTTTGCACAACTCCGCGGACGTCGTTGTCCGTCCGCCGCTGAACTGCCGGACAAGATGCCTGTATTCATCCTCGTCCAGTCCGAACTGCCGTCTGAGGCGGTGTATGCACCGCTTCTGGGCATTTGTCGCGGGTAATTCAATTGTCTTGTTCATTGCTATTGCTGTTAAATGGTTCGTCACTGTTCCTGAGCCAGCATCTCTCATAGCCCTCCTTCCAGACCACATAGAATCCTTTCGGACCGGGAACACCACGGCTCATGTACCGGGCGCAGAACCCGTTCACCTCTATGCGGGAGAAGCAGTCCCTCTTGACTCTGTAGGCCACCGTTCCCTGCACTTCCTTCCCCTCCACATGGGAGATGTATACGAATATCTTCTTCCTGTATTTCTTCCTGAGCTCGACCAGCTGTTTGGCGGTGACGTCCATCTCGCCTTCAAGACTCTGCAGGGAGTCGATGATGACCACGTCCGGAGATCTCTGTTTCCCGAGGAATTCGTCAAGCTCCTCGAAAGTGGGGACCTCGTCCCAGAACAGCATCCCGCTCCTTGACGAATTCATGAATCCGAGCAGGGAGTCCCTGAAATCGGACTCGACACCCATCTCAAGGGAAATGAACAACACCTTGTAGCCGATACGGTCAAACTCCCTGGCCAACTGGAAGGTGAAGGAGGTCTTTCCCTGTCCGGACTTGCCGTATACGATCCACGCCCCGGACTTCTGCCTCTTTCCAAAGGCATCCATGAAATCCTTGGAAAAGGGGATGTATTCGTATTTTTTGTTCAATATGTTGTCAAACGACAATGACCTGATCATAAGCCGGCTCCTCCGTTGCTGATTTCCTGTCTGATTACCACATTGTCTATCATTCCCGAAAGCTCGCGCAGGTCATCGGCGAACAATACCTGGCGGGGATCGTCCTCACGCGGCTGCTTCTTGACCTTGGGAAGTTTTCCCCATATCTCTTCCGCCGTCTCCCTGTCCTGCACGCCGTTGGCCATACAGATGGCGATGACATCCTTTTTGGTAGCGCCCAGAAGGGTGATGTAATTGCGGCCGAAACGCCCGTCTATCTCGTCATACCCTTCGATACGTCCCACATACCGCCTGATATTGCGCTCCAGAGTCTCCGTGCCGGCCACCAGACACCCCATGCGCCCCAGCGTGTCATCATACAGGGGAATAAGCGTGCACATGGCCGAATGCGTGAGCTTGCCGGCATCATCTATCAGCAGGACAGGCTTATAGGAGGACAGGGAATTCATGTGCGCGATGCACAGGTCCAGCAGACTGTCATTATCCATATAGCGCGTCACATTCTCTCCCATGGCCTGTGCCAGTTTGGTAAGGAACTTGCGGCTGCTCCATTTGCGGCACTTGATATATACAACCCCCTTGTCACCGCACAGATTGTACAGGTCAATCAGAGACTGGGTCTTTCCGCTTCCGCTGCGGCTGCTGATACATACCCATTTGCTCTTTCCCCTGGCAACCTCGAATGCCCGCTTCACCTGCCGGTAAGAGGTTACGGTATCAACCACATTGCGGGAATTCTCATAGAAATAAAGGCCTGTGGCGATCCTGACCGCCAGGTTGTCGTCATTCGCGCCGTACTTGCCGGAACGGAACTGGGACATCGCCGCATCGGACACGCCGCAGCGACGGGCCAGTTCTGAAGGTTTTGAACCACGTTCTATCAAATTCTCTATGTACTGTTTCAATGCTTCCTTATCCATAATTATGCTGTTTTTAAAGTGTTATTAAATCATCTTGAAAAATTCATGTCGGCGTCGTCCCATTCGTAATCGTCATCCGCAAGAGGGGACGGAACCCTGAGAGGTCCGGGCGCAATCTCTTCAAAATCCACGTCCTCCACCGTCTGGCCGCGCGCCTCGTACTTGCGGTCCTTGTGCCGTCCCCGGCTGTCGGTGAGCAGGGCGCGGTCCAGCAGGCTGTTGCTCTTGAGAAGCGGGTTCCGCTCCTGCATGGCGGTTATCACCTCGTCCACCTGCTCCTGTCTGGCCACATACCGCCGCTCGAACTGCCGGTTGAACTCGTCCACCTTCCTGCGGTGCTCGAAATGTTCGGGTTTCTGGTCGATCAGGGCCATCGGTGTCTTCATGTCACGCTGCATGAGGAACTTCAGATCCCCCGTTTCCTTTGCCAGCCGGTGCCCTTTGGTGGATTCGGCATTGACGATGAGCACCTGCGACAGATCGTCGGGATCGTAGTGCACGGACCAGTCCTCGTGGAAATGGTTGCGCAGCTCCATGTCGAAACTCTCGTAATTGATCCTCTCCCCGAAGAGCTCGATCAGCAGGCCCTTGCCGGTGAGCCGGTTGGTGCGCCCCGTCGTGTCGCCCATAAGAAACAGGTATTCCTCGTCGCAGAACGGCATCCGGCGTTCCATGGGGGTGCGTTCCCATGCGGCCATGTACGCTTCCAGCTTCTTGGCCCGCTCCCTTTGCATGATGCCGTGTATCTGCGCCAGCACGCCCTCCTCGTCGGGGATCAGGTGGCGGTTCTTGTTCAGGATCTCTATATTGGGCTGGGAGCCGCGCCTGCTGTTGATGTTCACACCGCTCCAGTTCTTCTCCAGCTGGTAGTACGTCTTGTTCAGATAATTGAAGTACGGCTCGATGATCTTGGCCTTGGCGTTGTGGAGCGCGGCGGGAATGTAGTGCACCGTCATCGCCTCATAGAACGGAACCATTACCCCCTTCTGGTAGTTGTCACTCTGCAGCTGCAACGGCTTGTACCGTGCACCGAACAGTTCCCGGGCGTGCCTGATGGCGTTGCGCAGCGCCTCGCGTATCAGCGCCGGGCTCTCATGGTCGCCGACGGCGTATCCTATCGGGTACTTGCCGCAGGCGTCCAGCACCACCACGATGGTCTTGCGGTTGTGGTAGGTGGTCTTCTTGTAAGTCCTTGTCTCGCCGTCCACCTTTTTGTCCATCGGCTGCCTCTTCTGGTAGACCAGTTCCACGTCCCATCCGTCCAGTGTCCAGTAGGTCATGGCGGTCTTCGGAGCCTCACGCTTGTGCTGCATCTCAAGGGAGTTCCTCAGGACAGTGGTTCCGCGCTGGTGCCCCAGGGTGGTGGATTCCATCATCTTCCGGTACCTGTCCACCGTGACAGGGCTCTTGATTTCCGGTTTCCCCAATATGGAGGCTATCTTGTTGTACTGTTCCATTATCTGTGCGTTGTTCAAATTCATGTGCTGGGAAAGCAGCTTGTGCATGATCGCCTCGTCCTCCTCGTCCCTAATCAGGGCGGCGGACGTGTTGCCCTTGTTCTTATGCACCAAAGCGATGAAGCCTTCCGACTCATACTGGTCCACTTTACGTTTGAGCGTCTTTCCCGTCGAAGGAAGTTTGTGGGGATAGCGGGTGTTGCCTTTGCTGTCCCGCACCTTCAGCAGGTCGTTCACCATCTCACTCAGCCTGTCCCATACGTTGAAACGGGAGCCGCCACGTCCGAAACCGCATTCCGCATTGCTGTCACGCAGCCGGATGACTGCATCCAGGACACGTGCCTGGAGCGTATAGAGCGTGACCTTCTCCGGTCTGAGCGGCTTTCCCGCACCGTCCCTGTAGGTGGTGAAGAAGGAGTAGGCGGCTTCATTGTACCCTACCGCCCTCTCAAGCGGGCTGGTGGCGGCACGTTCGACATCCTCATGGGGATCACCATAATATTTGATGTATAATTGCTGTATGTATACTTCCAGCGAGTCGAACTCCACCAAAGCGGGGCGTCTGAGACTGGCACGCTCGGCAACAACAATCTGCTTTCTGTTCACCTTCGTGTTATATGTTCCTAACGGGAGGAAGCCCTTCTCGGAGCCCACCTTGCGTTTCGGATCATACATGATCAGCTCGTTGGCGTAGATACATACCTTGTCATTATAGATTACAGCCATATCAACCGTTTATTGTTTAACCTTGTGCGGTTTCCGGCGTCGGACCGGAAACGAGGGCCGCCTTCCGGCTCCCTGACCGCGTGTCCTATTTTTCCTCCCTGTAATACCTTTGTCCAATAAGGGAAAGGCAACATACGACTGCAAGGACCGAGGCGGCGAGATTCTCGTTGAAAGTGGGACGGAGGTTGTCCGCCAGTCTGAGCACTACCACAAGGCCGATGACTGCGGCCGCTATATGGATTATTCTGAATGTTTTCATTGCTTTCGGTTTTTAATTAAGGGCGCATCCGGATAAAGATAAAGTGTCGAATTTTAAAATTATTGCCGGATTGGACGCGCCCTTCAGGGTTTATTGTTATTTTTGCTATGTCGAATTTTAAAAATTATTAGTCATGAATGATGAATCTATTGACACCTATCAGGTAACTGTTTCTTGCAGGGCTACTAATGAGGCTGCTATTAAAAGAGTGTTTAAAATATTATCCGGTTTTGGAGAAGCATGGAAGCCCGGTCTTCTGTTTATGACATCCAGCCTTTCGGACAAAAACAAGACTTCTCCATACAAACTAGGGGAGATAGCCTTCTTCCTGGATAATAACCCTCTACTGATCCATACTTTTACGCTGGCTGTCAACATTGTCAGTCAATATATCCAGTCTTCTGTTTCGGAATGTGTTCTCGATCTTCACGAGACTGGGGTAGTGAATACATAAGGGTCTTGCAGGACGCGCTCCGTCCACTGTCGGCGTGATAGGGAAAGCCAGACGGGCGATTTCGGCTGAATATACATAAATACTGTTCTCGTCACGGGAACCTTCCTTGGAGGTTTCCGCTGCCAGCTTGTGCGCCAGCTCCTCTATCTGTATCGCAATCTTGCGCACTTCGTCAAATTGAATATCAAATTTCATGGTGTGTTAATTTTAATTGTTAATAATTCTATTCCTCTTCATCATCTTCTTCGATATGCCGTGATATCTGGTTGAACCGTGCTATCGGAATGCCGAAGATTCTTACTACGAAAAAATGTCCGGGCTCTACATTCTGGAACACTTCATCAATCTCAATCAGTGTTCTTATAGCTTTTTTCTTTTTCATCGTTTATAGATTAATAAGTGTGTTGATTTTGAACTGGTTTATTTTTCGATTTCCTTGACCAGACGCTTCGCTCCGGCTATGTCCCATATCTTGTCGACCATTTCCGCGACTTTCATGTCGGTTGTCGGTCCTATCTTCACCATCACCGCCCCTTCGGCGTCCTGGTCCTTGGGAATGATGATGGGGCAGAGCATCCCGTATTCACGCCAGATCGTTATCACGATCCTCAGGTATTCAAGGTTGATACCCATCGTATAAGTAATCATCCCTGTTCCTCCCATTCTATCAGTAGTTGTCTGTACACCGGAACAGGTTCGGGATATATGATGCCTTTGTTCTTGTGGGATATGGCCAGCTTCGTCAGCCTGTCGGCTATACGGCGGCTCATTGTGTTGCCGGAATACACCTTGCATACATGGGAGTAGGTGACTTTCATGTTGACGGCGACCGTTTTCAGATCATTCCGATTGAGATAACGGCACACAGCCTGTTTCCAGTCGATGAAGTCCGGACGGTACTTGGGTGCGGGAAGTGTCGGACGCTGTGCCGGACGAACGGAGTAGCCGCCGGTACGGCGGATGGAGGGGAGAACCTCGTTAGTTACCCATTTGCGGAAGGCTTTTGCTTCGGGCTTGCGGGAAAGGAAGATCAGATGGTATAAACCAGACTCATTTACAACTGTAATTTGCTGATTTCCACCGAGGGTGTCCATATTTGTGGACACCCTTTCATCGTCATCCAGTTTGGATAAAAAATCGCGATACTTGCTGATCCCAATAGAATAGCATACATCTTTCCCAGAAAACCAAGGTTCTCCATTAATCATTTTGACTCTGATGTTAACACCAATGTTCTCATTGAGGTAGGTTTGCAGACCTGTTGCCTGCTGGTTGTTGTTCAGTGTTTCCATAATAATACATTATTAATTAGTACGTTCCGCTTTCACATTACCCTTGTTGTCGAGTATTCTGACTGTTTCATGCTTGGCGATTTCGTCAACATTGTACAGCTTGCTGTCGTTCCGTTTCTTGGCGGCTTCCCAAATCGCAGGGGCTTTACCACCCTTTTTCTGACCGGACAACACCTGTCCGACATAGGCCATTGTTACTTTAAAGGCGATAGCAAGTTCCTTCTTGCCTTGTGCGCCTAACTTAATTACTTGTCCCATATTCAATATTTATTGGATTAAAATTGCTATATTTGGCGCGGTTTATATTAAACCGTATGCAAATATAGAGCAATGTTCTAAATAAGCAAAGAATTATTAGAGCAAATATCTAGGTTTAATGGTTAAAAAATATTATATGGCTGATTTTAAGAATCAAAAAGAACGTTTGCTACTTTTTTTAAAACATAAAGGGCTTAAAAATGCTGTCTTTGAAAAAATGATGGGTTTATCTAATGGGTATATAAATTCAATGAGGAAAGGGCTTGGATATGATAAGTTAGAACAAATATCTATTTCTTTCCCGGAATTAAATATCGGTTGGCTTCTTACCGGCGAAGGCTCTATGCTAAAAGATGAGAATTCTAATTTAAGATCCACACTTGTTCCTACTCTAGAAACACGAATTAACGTATCGCAACAAGAAAAAGCAGTACCTTATTATATGTATAAGGATCTACAAGAAGAAAATCGAAAGTTGGAGAGAGAAATAGGACGGCTCGAAAACGAGTTAGATAATTTAAAGAAACAACAGCAAGAATCCCCAACAACAAACTCCAGCTCCCATGCAGAAACTGCCCCAAAAAAGCGGAGCCCATCGCGTATATCAGGTTCTTCTGCGCAAACAGATGCCCTGACCATAAAATAAAGATAATAATTGAGTGAAGATACAATTACAAAAAAATGCCCCGAACTTAAAAAGAACGAGGCGTAAAATTTTAAATGTCATTCATTTATAGGTACATAAAATGTAGTTTTTGATGGAGTATAGATACCACAAGTTATAACCTCCAAAAAACCGTTTAAAAAAGTATGGTGATTTTTGATTGCATACTTTTGACGATCTCCAACATATTGCTTAATATCCTTTTTGTTTGATGCTGGTGATATAAGTCCGAAAAGAAAATGATTGTTTGTCTTTGAGTTGAAAACTCTCTTTGGTTCATCAACCTCCATGCCACCTACATACAATTGAGAGCTATAACATGAAGACAACGATAAAGATAATGTACTAGCTAGTACTAAAAGCATTACTTTTTTCATGATTTTGTTTTATAAGATTGTTGTTTTATTATTTCATGCAAATAAAATGATAATATTTTAAAACAGCAAAAAAATATTATACAGAAAATGCCTTAAATAACTCGATCCTTTAAAACATCGCACCGTAGTTTGAACAAAAATTCAACGAGTTCCTTATCTTCATCGCCTTCGACAGCAATTAATTTATCAATAAACCCGTCGATTTGTTCAGCCGTTTTTTGTTTTCCGAAAGTCCTGATCATTTTCGACAAAACATCAGTTCTTTCTTTCCAATTCAATTTTACATCATTTATATCCATAACTTACATTTAAAAACTCCCGGAGAAATCCGGGAGCACGCGAACAACAATCTTATTACCTTAAAAAATAGACTAAAGCCTATATCCTGACACTTATATAACGAATTGGCTAGATTCGCTGTTTTAAAGTGCCCCAGTAATGAAACCGGGAGCACTTCGACGCGTCTATTTCACACACCAACACATAATTTGCAGCTTGAATCTATGCAAATATAAGCATTTTGCATATAAACTACTAATAATCAGTATATTAAATAAAACACGCTATAATTCTATATGTATTAAAGGGGTAAACTCACATTATTTTCCTGTAATCTCGATATATTTTTATGTATTATATATCAAAACTCAATAAAAAAAAAACGGGCAATTTGAATGCCCATTGAATGTCCATCTAGAACATTTTGTTTTTTACGGTGAATGTCCATTGAATGCCCATTTGAATGCCCATACTGATTTTTAACAGTTTTATTAACATTTCGAGTTGAATATATGGAGAGTGTGAAACGCTACATCCTATGGACGGTTTTTGTTATTTAAAACCGCTTTACAGGCTATTCTAGGGCATTTTAAGGGTAAATGAGTGGTAATGCTCCAATAGAGGCTTTATTGGGTTCTTATAAGGGGTGGAATGTCACCCAAATGCAACATAATGTCACTTTTTGTTTTTAATAGGAGGATTCGCCCGAATCTTCTAAAAAGCCGATGGATAGGGCGTTTCAGCGCATCCGCTCGTTAATGCTTCGTGATACTTTTTATTCTGTGCCCCCTATAACAATAGCAGCATCTGCCCAAAA